TTGGCCTGCTACTACTAATTTAGCCCCGATTGCTGCTGTTGCCTCTATCGCAATCTGTATCCCTTTACCATTATAAACGCGACCTATAAAAAGAAAATAATCATCTTTTTTGGCTAAAAATGTAAAATCATCTGGATCAAAATAATTTGGAATCACGACATCGTAGAAACTTTGTTTACATTGCTGGACAGAATCGAGTCCATAATAAGCATTGTAGATAGCATAGGATTCAAAAATCTTATACATTGCCCAATGGCCAGAGCCATAACCAATGCCAGGCTCTACACAAATAATATCTGGGTGTGCATCACAAACTGGTTTACCCCCACAGCCCCAGAACGGTAGAATAAAGTCATTAGGTCGCTTGCGTAAACCTACTTCTCTAATGGCATTTCGATAGAATGTCTGATAAGCGTGGTCATTTATGTCAAATTTAAAAAAGTGCTTTCTCCAATCATGGTCCCCATAAGCTATTTTCCAGTCTTCACGAGGTAAAACACTCACATGTTCAGTACATAGTAAGTCTGAATCTTCATGCCCATAATGAATAACTGTGTGCCCACGTTCAGTCATCATTTTTGCAAATTTAACAATTTTTTGGGTATACGCACAAGATACGAACTCTTTTGACGTTACAGTGTGCGGGAGTGCGAGGACGTGAAAACGCATAAAACCTCCTTAAATCTGTAGTTTTAGTGGCTAACTCTTAGGTAATGTGCAACTATAATGCCAATATAATGTATACTAGACTACTAATATATAATGTCTAAATATACAGATTTTTTGCAATTTTAGGGTTGTAACGACTACAATACTTATAGAGGCAGTTGATTTACCAATCTATTTATGGGAGAGACAAGTGGAAAAAGTAAAGAATATTGTGATTTTTTTAACATTGATTCTGGCAATTAGTTTAGGTGGTCGGTATGTCTGGGACAATTATATGCCCAATTTGCGGCCTAATTACAATATTACTGGTAGCACCAAGGCTGAAATCATAGTCGAAGGCTCCCAAAAAGTCAAAGTTGGACAACTCGCACGGTTAGCAGTCACCAAGTCTGCTGGTAAGACCTTCAAATGGGTGGTTATTCCCGAAGGCGTTGACTTTGAAGTTTATAATAATGGTCAAAATGTGATTTTTTCTTCCGGCGTACCTGGTAGTTTCACGTTTGTTGTAGCTTGTGCTAATGGCAACGAAGTTGATATCAAGATAGTAGTTATTATAGTCGGAGAAGGCGAAGTTGTCAACCCTATTAATCCACCAGGGCCACCAGGGCCACCAGGGCCACCAGTTGTAGGTTTAGCTGGCAAAGTAGCTGAGTGGACAAGTTTAGTTATTTCGCCCGCTAAGAAAACCGAAGCTGGAAAACTTTCAGCTAGTTTTGCCGCTGTTCAGATTGAGATTCAAAGTGGCAAATTAACCACACCCGAAGAAATTATTGCAGCCACAAAGACTGCAAATCAAGGGGCGTTAGGTGCATCCCTAGCGGCTTGGATACCATGCCTAGAGAAATTACAGACCGAAATGCGAACCCAAGCAGAGGCAGGTCTGCTGGTGACACCTGAGCAACATGCTAAGATGTGGGGTGAAATCGCCGCTGGACTAGCCACTGCCTCTAAGTAAGGGTTTAGACATGGATCGAAGAAACTTCTTAAAGTGGTCGGGTTTAGCTTCTATTGCGGTCCTTGTAAAACCGCAATATGGCTTCGCTGATAGTTTTGCCAGTCAGGCTCATCGGGGCGAGAGCATTGAAGCTGGCTGGCTAGATTCACCCGAAGTTGCACGTTATTTCGTAGAAAACAATAAAAATCCATACCTCAGCCAAGTTAATGAAGATATACGTGGAACTGGAAAAGGTAAGATTGCCCTTCTGTGGCCGTTCCTAGAACAGGTAACTGGCAAATCACTCGTCCCACATGCGCAGGAGACATCTGATTGTGTTAGCCATGGCTATGGCTTAGGTGTTGATATTTTAACTGCGATTCAGATTATTAAGCGGAAATCACCACAACTATGGATTGCTCCAGCCGCCACTGAAATTATTTATGCTGGTGGTCGTATTGAAATAGCCAAAAAGAGTTATAATAAAACTTGGCGGGCAGGCATGACAGGAACTGTGGCTGCTGAGTTCGTAAAGCGTTACGGCATCCTGTTGCGTCAGAAATACTTGAAGTGGGATTTTACTGACTACAGTGGCCAAGTCGCGGATCAACTTGGAAGAACCGGTGTTCCCGATGAATTAGAGCCGTTGTGCCGTTTACATCCAGTTGGGTGCGTCACTCTAGTTCGAGGCTATGATGAAGCCCGTGACTGTATTTATAATGGTTACCCCGTAGTTTTATGTAGCAGCCAGGGTTTTAATACCCGTGGTGGCAGGGACAAGGATGGTTTTCTTGCACCTAGCCGTAATCCGTGGATGCATTCGATGTTATTGGCTGGAATAGACGACGAATATATTCGACCGGGTGGGCTGATTCAGAACTCATGGGGCAGTTCCTGGATTGATGGGCCAAAACGACATAACCAACCTGACGGATCATTTTGGGCAGATTCGAGTGTTATTGATCGTATTTGTCGACAGGGTGATACGATTGCCTTGAGTTGCTACGCAGGCTATCCCAGACAGAGCTACAACTTGTGGTAAGTATATGATTATATTGTGGCGTAAACTAGTTGTTTTATTGCGAACACTGTTGCTCCAGGTTTCTAAGAAAGAGAAGGTTGCGTGGGGAAAGTCAATAGCAGAATTGCTGACAATTATTGCTGCTATACTTGCAAAACAACCCCAACCAGTTAAACCTATAGAACCTGTCAAGCCAACTGTACCAGATTATAATATTATTCCAAAACCGTCACGCAAACGATTGTTAGATTGGTTACTACGAAGATGAAAGCATTGTATTTTACATCTAAGACTTGTCAGGGTTGTAAAAAAATGGCCCCAGTCATAGATAAACTCATAGCAGAAGGTTATCAAATAGCTATAGTAGATACAAGAAATGATCAGGAAGTAGCAGAAAGCTACAAAATCAACAGTCTACCAACCTTGATCATATTTAATGGTGACACAGAAATAAAGCGTCTAGTTGGAGTTGTTTCGGAATCAGATATCCGAACAGTTTTAAAGAAAAATTCAGACTATCAGATTTGGTGAAAAATGCAATTTAAAGTATTATATCGGCGTGCGGCACGTGAATCGTTTAGTGCAGGCAAACTAACACAAGAACAGTATGACCAGATCATGCTTGTGTTGCGGCATCCAATTCGTCGGAGATTAAACAAGGCCGGAAGAGTTAATATACTAGCAGAAGTAGAAAAGTATACCCATGAAAATATGCCTAAAGAAGGTATAAATTGGGAAGCAATTCTACAGTGGCTTAAAGATAATTGGCTTACAATTTTGAAACTAATTTTAAGCTTGGTTGTTCTATTAGAACCACCTCCACAAGATAAATAATGAAACATGAGGCTAGCAGGCGACACGCAGAAGTGGCGAACGCCCGCGAGCCTGTAACCTAGCCTCTAAAACAATGAATGAACGAAGATTTAGTACGAGAGTTTCGAGAAGCGATCTCCAGCGGCTTGCGCAGTCGCACGTTGACAACCTGTTCCAGGTGGTCAGAGTATCGACGTATAATGGGAGAACCGTTTCCAGGACCGTATAGTTTTAAGTACCATCCTTGGTGCCGAGAAATAAGCGACTCCAAGGCTTCGTTTAACACTGCCATGAAGGCAGCACAAATGGGGATAACAGAGGTAGCAATCAATCGTGCATTTTATACGCTTGATGTGTTAAAACAAGATGTATTATATGTATTGCCAACAAGTATCAATGCAAGTGACTTCAGTAAAGCAAGATTTAGTACGGCATTATTACACAGTGATTATCTGAAGTCGTTATTTACAGAAACAAATACCGTAGGTTTGAAGCAGGCTGGAGGCGTAAATCTTTATATCAGAGGTTCAAGAGGCGACAGTAATTTAAAGTCAATTCCAGTTTCAACACTGATCCTGGATGAAGTTGACGAAATGGACCAGAAGCAAATATGGTTGGCTTTAGAACGGTTAAGTGGGCATTTAGAAAAATGGGTTTGGTCGATATCGACACCGACGATTCCTAAATTTGGAATACATAAATTATATCTTCAAGGAACACAAGAACACTGGACTTTTCAATGCCCATATTGTAACAAGTGGACAGAATTTGTTTGGCCGGACTGTGTGGAAATTATTGGGGATCATGTAAATGATCCAAGATGTAAAGAGTCGCATTTAAAATGTAAAGAATGCCAACATGCTATTAAACATGAAGATAAACCAACATTCTTAGGCAATGGTAAATGGCATCCGACAGTTGACAATGATCCAAATAACCGTAGTTTTTATATAAATCAATTATACTCCTACACTGTTACACCGGGTGACATTGTTGTAGCACACTTTAGAGGATTCGGAGACGAAGCAGCATCAACAGAGTTTCATCAATCTAAGTTGGGATTGCCATACATTGGCGAGGGTGCTCAGGTAAGCGAAGAAGATATTGTGGGTTGCATTCGGAATCATACAAAATTAGATGCACGTCCTACAACAGGTGGTGAACGATTAATAACGATGGGAGTCGATCAAGGCAAGATGCTTCACATTGTCGTTATGGAGTGGCAGATTAAAAAAATGGAGCGAGACTTAAATGTTGCAGCTATTGGAAAGCTTCTGTGGGAAGGAAAATTACCGGGGGATGAATTCAATAGACTTGATGAT